CATGTTGGTCAGTTATTTGTTTTTCCTAATTGGTTATTACATCAAGTATATCCCTTTAGAGGTAAAGGTATAAGAAGAAGTATATCCTTTAATGTAAGTGTCGAATTTTAATGAGTGTAGAATTTTGGCAATGGTGGATTTTAATTATGGTTACAATAAATACCTGTATTAATAGTATAGTATTTGTTGTAGGTAGAAAATTTAGAAAAACAAAAAAGAAATGATAACAAAAGAAATTTTATCTGAAGCTACTAGATTAGTTGGTACAGATAGACAAAAAGATTATGGGGATAAAGTAGAAAACCATAATAATATCGCTAAGTTGTGGTCAGCATACTTAGATGTAAAAATTGAAGCACATGATGTAGCTATTATGATGGCTTTATTAAAAGTTGCAAGAACAAAACTTGGGGCAGTTAGTAAAGACACTTACATTGATATGTCTGCATACAGTGCAATAGCAGGAGAAATAAAATGGAGAAAGAAATAAATACTTATATTTTAACAGAAGAAACTAGAACTGTTTTACTAAAATATTTGTATACACGACCTTATCAAGAAGTTGCACCCGCAATAGCTGTTTTAGCACAGTTACCTAAACTTGACCCTAAAATAAATCCAAGTTTTGTGCAAGATGACAAACCAAAATCAAAATAAAAAAAGGGAGCACGAGGCTCCCCTTTTTAAAACTGTAGTATCTATTAATAACGATGGTAATTTAATTATAAATCATGAATATCCTAATCCAAAAAAAATAGTTGAACGATTAAATGACACTCACTATAAATATATAATATCTTCTATTGTAAAACATTGTATGGCAGAATCTGTTAATTTTGATGAACGACTAAATAAACTTCTTAAACAAATTTAATTACATAGCAATTTCAATTTCATTTATATTTTCCCAATTTCTTGGTTGTATAAATGTTTCTTTTGGTGGATTAGATTCTCCTTTTGTTGTTGCCTTTACTTTAAAACCATGTGCCCATCCCTTTTCAGAAAGAATTTCTTTATTAGGATTGTAAATAGGAACTAATTGTTTTTCTGGATTTGTTAACATAATATTAATTTTTTCTCCAGGTAAATCTCCCCAAGATTCTTTTGTTTGAAATGCTTCATACTTATATTTTTTTTGTAAAGTGTTAATATTATTTTCAATCATTTCCCAAGGGTCTTTATCTGTTTTTAAAAATTCTACATTTCGTTTAAATTGTTCTGTTTTAGATATATTAGGGTATTTAAAAACACTTTTTGGATTATTAGCTTCTAGCCATGCAACTAATTCAATGTCTTTTTGATTAGATAATTTCCATAATTTACCTTTTTCAATATTTAGTATACCAGCTAAAATTTTTGGCTGTTCAAATCTTTCTTCTAATAGTGATAATTCCCATGCATTATCATCTAACTTTGAAATTCCATGCAAATCTGCCATTTTTATTTGTGAATAATGTCTAGCAGTATCTATACTGTCTGTTACACCATTAAATCCTGCATGTGGGCTAAATATTTTAGATGATGTATCAAATGTCATAAAATTTTTATTTGTTCCATGATAAAATATTTTATTTTTAACTAAATCATCAGAATTAATAATTATATTTTTAATAATATTTCCCTCATCTGTATTAGAATTTATTATTTTTACAAGTTCTTTATTAGCAGTTTTTTCAAATTTGTTTAAGTCATCTGCTATAGCAAATTGACCTTCTGGTATTTGAGAAAATTGCTGATGATATGTATATTTTGGATTTGTATTAAATAATGTTTTTAAATTATTAACTCCAGTAAGTCCTAAACGAAGTAAACTTGGAACAGATGCTATGGCTGTACCTATTTCTGCTGTAGTTTTAACACCTCTGCCAAATTCAACTGGACTTGGTTGTTCATATTCCATACCACCAATAGGAAGTTTTCCAAATATACCTTTATCACTAATAGTTTTTTTAGTACCTGTTGGGTCTACATATCCTGCTTCTTGTAATCCTTCATAAATATTTGCTGCAGGGTCACCTACAAATTTAGCAGTAGTTAATTCAAAAGGAAGTGCTGTAGCTCTTAATAAAAAATTAGTACCAAATTTTGCTGCTTGTGTAATAGGTAAATCATCTTCAAAATTCCCCCATTCATTATGTGCACCTAGCCACGATTCATTATATTTAGATACAACTTCATTTAAAATTCTATTTTTATTTTTACTTTCATCTCTTAATGTATCCCATGCATTTGATTCCTTATCGTCATCCCATCCTGCATTCCATCTACCATTACCACTACCACCTACTGGGCCTGTATTATAATCCCTAATAGGTTTAAATCCTGATTCTCTTTGTTTTTGTTGAGCTTGTTGCCCTTTAGGACTAGATGTAGTTGCTCCCGATAAACTTTTAATACCAACTGATTTCATAGATTCAGCAGCTTGCTGATAAGGATTAGACATTAATCCTGTTTGTTCTTTATGACCAGAAACGTGTGGCATTATATATCTATTGGTTGCATTAATCCCATATTTTGTTTCATAATATCTTCTTTATTTATTCCAGGGGGATTTGGATTTCCTGGCAATACTGGCATATTAGAATATGTTCCTTGTAAGCTTGGCATTTGATTAGGGTTAATTACCGGCATATTTGATTCACCTTGCATAACATCTCCGCCTGTTTGAAAATTTCCTTGTTGTTCTTCTTGCATCATTTGAGCTGTAAGAGGTGTAGATATAGATGTATTTTGCCCAGACATTGCAGCGTATTGCTCCATTAATTGTCTAAAATCTAAATCTTTCATTGCTGTCATTAAATCAGCTACAATTGATGGTCTATTTACGCCACCTTCCATTCCTGCTTCTGGTGTAGTGTCTAATGGTGTTTTCATTAGTTGTTGTTTCATCATTCCTGTTGTTGCTATTGACATTATTTATCTCCTTAAAAATTCCATTTTATAAAAACACCACCACTTTTATTTGATGGGCTTACTTCTACTGTTCCTGTTCCACCCCAAGGTGCATCAAATTCATATTGAAATTCTGGTTCTCCTTTTATTACGTTTCCAATAACTTTACCACCTTCTTTTATAATTGTGTCACCAACTGAACCCTCTGGTATTATTTCTTCTTTTTTTTCTTTTACTTTTGTAGCTGTATCAAGAATAACATCTTTACCTCTTTTAATTGTATCTACTGCCTTATCAACTATTTTTTCATCTTTAGATAATAATCCCCTTTCATCCATTATATCTCTTACTTTATCTTTTACCATAGAGCCTGCATTTTTCATAAGACCCCCAATATCAGATTTAGTCTCAATGGGTGATTCTACGGGATAATTTTTATCAACAAATTTTTCACCATCCCATACTTTATTTTCCTTATTTTTTTCTTCAGCCCATTGTGCATTTATTATTGCCATTCGTTCATCTTCACTTGCATTTGCAGGAGTTGAAATAAGCAAAGAAGCAGGCCCTAAGAATTTTGAAGCTAATTTTGCTGATGTTTTTAAAATGGGATTAACAAATTTTTCAGCACCCGCAAAATGTGTTGGCGAACTTCGTTTATTCCACCAATTACTAATTCCCGCAGGGTGTCCAGTTTTTGCATAAATTTTAGAGGGTATAAATTGACCACTTGTTTTTGCCATTAATGAAGGATTTATTTTTTTTCCTAATTGACTATAACTTTTTCCAAATTTACGATTAACTCTATCAGTCCATTTATTTATCTTTTTTATATCTTGTATTTGTTTATATTTCCTAGTACCGACTGTTGCTCCTAAAAGTGCTGTACTACCTGCTGCTAACGTGGTAGCTCCTTTGTATCTATCAATAAATGTTTTTTTATCATCATCTTTTTTATCATTATCTGGTTTAGGGTCTGGTTTTGGGTGTTTATAACCCCCACCTGTTCCTGGTTTTGTAGTTCCTGTTGTTGGTTTAGGCTTATGTTTATAACCCCCACCTGTTCCTGGTTTTGTAGTTCCTGTTGTTGGTTTATTCTTATTCTTCATAAGACCTCCACCATGTGGACTACCGCCCATTCCTGCAGGCCCTTTACTTTGTCCAGGTGATGGTCTAGACCTATATCCTATATTTCCCCAACGTGGTGGCATCTTAATTCGCTAAAGGATTATTAGATTTAAGTTTAATTTCTTTAATCTCTGCATCCTGTACTTCATTTTCTTTAGATACAATAGCTAATTTTTTATTCATTTCTGCTATAACATCTTCTATTATTTTTATACTTTCTTCAAGTGGTATAAGATTAATTTTTGCTAAATTTGCTAGTATTCTAACCATTTCTTCACTTAATCTTTTAAGTTCTTTTGATATAGGTTTTAAATCTACATCTTCTGGAATATCAAGCATAGCTATTTGTTCTCTAACTTTTGCTATTTCTGCAAATACAATAGTTAAATCTACAGGTTGTATTTTATCATCAACCTTTTTAATTCTATCTATTAAATCTACTTTATATTCATTAGCATATAATAGCACTTCATCAAATTGTTTTTCTAATGCTTTATCTTTTTCATGTAATGGTTTTAAATTAACTGGAGGTGTGCCTTCTATTGCATCAAGACGTGTATTAAACTGGCCCCATGTGTAAAAGCCCCCACCAATAGCTCCAATTACTCCTAAGAGTGCCGCATAGGTACTAAGTTTTTCAATTATTTTCATTCTTCATAGCCTCCAATTCTAATTTTAATCTATTAGTTTTTTGTTTTGCTTCTAGTAGTTGTACTCTATGTACTTCTACTGGGTCGTTTTGTGAGTAACTTGCAAGAGTTACATCACTATAAATTTCTTTATCATAGACACCTAAATCTATTTGGTTATTAAATAAATTTAATCCCTGGTCAGTATATATATCTTTTGATTTATAAAACTGTATTTTATTATAGGCATCTAATGTGTTATTCTTAAAAAATAAATCCTCTTTTGATAAAGCTTGAGTTGTTTGTTTTGTTACTTTAGCTATTTGTTTAGCTATTTTTTTTAAATTCTTTTTTAGTTTACTTTCTATCTTTGCAACATCTGTAATAACCCTGTCATCGGTGTCCAATTCTCTGTCTTCCGATTGTATATCTTCTTGCTCTCCACTGTCTTCTGCTGATACTTCGGACTCCTCAGTTCCCTCGCTATCGGGTTCCTCCTCCGTTGATTCTTCTTGTGGCTCTGCTTCTTCTGTTGATTCATTTTGGGCTACTTCCTTTTCTTCTTCAATTATTTCTGATTCAAGCTCCACTGTTTCTTCCTCAGTTTCAATAGTCTCTGGTGGGCTTTCTTCAACTGTTTCGATTTCTTCAAACTCTTCCTCAAACTCTTCAAAAGATTCCTCAGTAAGTTCATCATTAAACTCCTCCTCGGTTATCTCTTCAAAAAATTCCTCGGCTGTTATGCCTTCCTCTTCAAGAAACTCCATGAACTCTTCTTCCATACCAGTTTCTTCTAGAAAATCTGTAAAGTCTTCCTCAAATTCTTCTGTAAATACTTCCTCCATCATTTCCATAGGTGGAGGTTCCATTATATAATTCTCTTCAAAAAATACCTCTTCCATTATAGGCATTTCTTCAAAAGTCTCAAAGTCTTCAAAGTCTTCAAATATTGGCTGTTCTTCAAAAACATCCATATCTAAATCAACTGTTTCTAATTCTTCCTCAAAGTAAAAATCATCTTCAAAGTAATCAGTTTCATCAAGGATAATATAGTCATCTTCCCAAGTATATGTATCATCTAGTACTATATCATCTGTGTACCAATCAAAATCATCTGGTATATCTTCAATAATATCTACAATATCTGTATCAATATCGTCAATGACATCTTGAGTTCCTTCATCTATTGGTTCATATTCTGTATTATTATAAGTCATCGTTAAAGATGAACCTAATAAATTTGGGCCTTGCCTAGATTGATTTGAATAGTTGCTATCAGTTCCAGACCATGACCAATCTACTTTATTACTACCTACACCTAAATAAATTATTCTGTCATTATATTGCCCACATCCTGCTGTTACACCAGATGCACTTGAGCCAGGATAACCATTACAGTTACCTTTAAATCCTGTTACTTCTGTTCTAGTTTGTGTTGATGTACTTAGTACATTACCACTAGAATCTTTTAATTTTATAGTTGTTGTGTGAGAATCATTACTACCACCTTTAGATTCACAATTACCCTCTGTGCTTTCACAATTTGCTACATCGACATAACTATTTAATGTAACACCATTATCAAGCATTAATTGATTAATAGAATTATTAGTTAACGCTATATCATCTACGCTTACTGTTGCTGTTCCAGTAACTTCAAAGTCACCACCTACGCTATATTTATATCCACAGTTAGATTGTGATGTAGAACAAGTAATATCAAATCCATTTACTGTACTACCATTACTTACATAACCAGAAGAATTAGCAGGATTAATTTGGTCTGTGCTACTAGAACCCCAATCAACTCCATCTCCAGAATTAGGAAGTAAATTTCCTGTTGTTATAGTTTCACTAAAAGATTTATTGCATGTAAATAAAAACCCACATGTAATGAGTATAGGTAAAATATACTTCATTAATTATGTACGTTAATTATACGTTCCTCTTCTATTTCTAAATCTGTTTCTATTATAATACCATTAAGAATTTCATCTTCTGATTTTAATGTTGCTAGTTTTTTCTTTTCTTCTTCTATTTTTTTAGCCAGTTCTTCTGCTTCTTTTCTTAATCTTTCTTCGTCTTCTTTTCTAGCAATTTCTTCTAACTCTTCGTCTATACGAGAACGATTTTCTAATTTAGATACATAAGAATTATAATCAGGTCTTTCAATATCATATTTATTCCATTGGTCTAATGCCTCTTTACCAATCTTACCTTCAAAAGGACAAGGTGTTCCTGCCATTTGCATTGCCTCAAAAACTCTTTCATCTTGGCATAGAATAGAAACTGCTGCAACTTTCATACCATAATCGTATAATACTTTAGATAATTTTATACGCTCGCAATTTAAATCCCTAATATGTTTGCCAACAGAAGCACCAAAACCAAGGGTAGAAACGGAGCCACTAACACCCATACTACACACATCTTGAGACATCGAGGAGTAACTTGGTGAATTTGCTGAGTTGACAGGTACGTCTGACCCATTGGTAGTTGTTGTATTTGTAGTTGTTGACGTTGTTGTGTTCGTTTGTCCATCATTATTATTTGTTGTTGTAGCTGTATACCCACCTGTTATCTGAGTATTACTGCCAGTTTGATTTGTTTGGGTATTACTATCATTAGTAGAATCAGCTATTACAGGTTTTGCCCATACAGCAAGAAGTACTAATATTATAAGTAATATAAAATTTCGCATTACCCATTTCATTAATCTTTTTCCCATTTTTCTTTTGCTTTAAGTGTCCATCTTTCAAAAGCTTCTTTACTTATATCTTTTTTAACCATTTTAGCACCTTCAGGTATTTCATTATATAATGCAATCACTTCACCATCTTTAATTTCTACAATACCTGGACTACAAAAAGCATCCTTATCATATCCTGTATT